AGAGTTCGAATCTCTGTCCTTCCGCCAAATTCAGCCGGCTTAGCTCAGTAGGTAGAGCAACTGACTTGTAATCAGTAGGTCACCAGTTCGATTCCGGTAGCCGGCACCATGATAAAGCAGTACCGGCGCCCTGAGTGCCAAAAAAACCGTCAGCCGTAAGGTTGGCGGTTTTTTGCATTATGTCGTCTCAAACGGGCAGGTCAGGGCAGCCAGGCACCGAGCACCACCCCGAGAATCATGTACTCATCGGCATTCAAAGTCGGACAACCCGGCATGTTCCCCTTAAGCCATCGATGCCCGGCTTCCTCGACATACCTTCTAAAGATAAGTTCCGCACTGTCGCAGCGTTTCGCTATCACCTTATCGCCGGACACGAGCTCGGTTATGCCGGCAGTAACGGGTTCGACAAGTATCAAGGCATCCTTTGGGTAATTGGCGGCGGCAGAGCCGTTCATCGTGTCATCCCGCACCGGCAACCAGTAGGCCTGAGCGCTGCATTGCACCATCGCCGGGTAGTGGACGGTCGTTCCTTTGCGCAACTGCTCGTGAGACAACGGCAATGTCCACGCCAGCAGCGGCAGCGTTTTACCCAAGGCCTGTGCGGCCTTCTGCCTGACGGGGCGTTGCCCGGTCTGCTCAAGGCCATCCAGCCAGCCGATTTGCACGGCGAAGTACTGTTCAATCCTTCGCGCCATGTCGCCACTGATGCCCTTTTTGCCTTTTTTGCCCGGCGGGTAGAGCAGGCGAGAGACATAGTCTGCGGCAATACCGAGCGCCTCGGCAAGGCGCTTTTGCCCCCCGACGCCGAGGTTATCGATCAGGATGATCAGGCGCTCTCGCCGCATCTCCTGCAGGTACATTTTTTGCTCGTTTTTCATGAGGCCATCGTACCTAAATTTACCTGCAGGTAAATGGATTTTCGCTATTGAAAAAAAGATACCTCTGGGTATACTTGATACTGGTTATTTATACAGTATTTTGTGCGATGTCCCTCGGTGAGCCCGCCGGGCGGATCGGTTGTTGCGTGTTGGCGCACGCCGAGCAGAAGAACGGCTCGACCAACGTCGGTCAACGACATGGAGCCCTGGCGATGTGGCAAACGCCCAAAGGAGGTGGAAGCATGAGAGATATGAATGAAGTGTTGGAGCGGTGGGGCGTATGGGCCAGGGATAACAGCGGCATCGATTATTCCCCCATTGCTGCCGGGTTCAGAGGGCTGTTGTCCTATAAATCGAAAGGCGAGCGTTCCTGCTGCGATGATGATGGCCTGGTGATCGACGGTTGCGTGGGCAGATTGAAGAAATACAAACCCGAAGAGTTCGATCTCATCATTGCCCACCATGTTTATGGCATATCTCTGCGTAAGATCGCCCTGAAAAGGAAATGTTCAGACGGTACGATACGCAAAGAGATGCAAACGGCGGAGGGATTTATCGGGGGATGCCTGGCGATGTTGGATATAAAGTTGAGTATGGATCGCTGAAACGCCTGTCGTTGACGTTGATGAGGGTTTATTTCTCGTTTCCCTATTGCGTCAGGAATAACAATAGCGCATGCGCGTTGCAATAATTAATAAAAGGCTCACGCGTACGCAAATAAGCGTGTAATCTGATAAAACTGAATTGTTGCCGGCGCCGCCGCACGATAGCTAAACCTCGCTTCGGCGGGGTTTTATTTTTTATAATAAAAGGCTCGCGCGTACGCAAATAAGCGTGTAATCTGATAAAACTGAATTGTTGTCGGCGCCGCCGCACGATAGCTAAACCTCGCTTCGGCGGGGTTTTATTTTTTATAATAAAAGACTCACGCGTACGCAAATAAGCGTGTAATCTGATAAAACTGAATTGTTACCGGCGCCACCGCACGATAGCTAAACCTCGCTCCGGCGGGGTTTTATTTTTTATGATAAAAGACTCACGTGTACGCAAATAAGCGTGTAATCTGATAAAACTGAATTGTTGCCGGCGCCGGCGCACGATAGCTAAACCTCGCTCCGGCGGGGTTTTATTTTTTATGATAAAAGGCTCACGCGTACGCAAATAAGCGTGTAATCTGATAAAACTGAATTGTTGCCGGCGCCGCCGCACGATAGCTAAACCTCGCTCCGGCGGGGGTTTATTTTTTATGATAAAAGACTCACGCGTACGCAAATAAGCGTGTAATCTGATAAAGCTGAATTGTTACCGGCGCCGCCGCACGACAAATAAACCTCGCTTCGGCGGGGTTTTTCATTTTTAGCCTCCTTGTCAAAACGGTCAATCACTCACTGAATAATGACTGTCGTTGAATGGCCACGACGGGAGGCTAATCCTTCTCCTTTATAAAACGGCGCAATCCTTATTTATCTGCTCAGGTTGGGCAGAACGGATAAGCCATTTTCGACAGCGTAAATGGCCGCTTATTTAAATGGAACAGGAATGACGGAGAGGGGCGCCGCATTTAGCCGCTCTTTTCCATGACTCCCGACGATCGGGCTATGCCCCGGTAAGGGGAGGGTGATGACTATGCCTTGGAAAAATGAACCAAACATCCTTTCAATGCTGCTTGCTTTCGGTATGACGCTGCTGGGGGCGGTCGCCAGCTATTCCTTCAAGGTCTTGAACGGCGAAACCTTTAGCTGGAGGACGCTGTTTTTGCAGCTGTTCGTTTCTATTTTCGCCGGTTTGACCATGGTGATGATTGCGCTGCATTACGACTGGCCTTCGGAGGTGATGGGCGGCGTATGCGGTATGGCGGGATGGTCGGGAGCATCGCTGATCAAGGCATTGGAACGCCGATTTCTCAATAAAGCGTCAGGAGGAAACCATGAAGATAAGTGACGACGGCATGGCGCTGATTAAGCGTTTCGAAGGCCTGCGGTTGCAGGCTTATCAGGACTCGGTCGGCGTTTGGACGATCGGCTACGGGTGGACTCAACCGGTAGCGGGACGAAAAGTTGGGGCCGGCATGGCGATCGATGCCGCAACGGCCGAGCGTTTGCTGGTGTGCGGTGTCGCTCAATTCGAACAGGGCGTCGAACGGCTGGTGACGGTGACGATCACGCAGGGGCAGTTCGATGCGCTGGTGAGCTTCGCCTATAACCTGGGCCTGCGCGCGCTGGAGAAATCGACGCTGCTGCGTCGGCTGAACGCCGGCGATCGGCAGGGGGCGGCCGACCAGTTCGGCCGATGGGTCAATGCGGGCGGTGTGCGGCTCGATGGGCTGGTTGCCCGGCGCGCGGCGGAACGCGCGCTGTTCCTGTCCTGATGCCCGAATGCGTCTGCACAACGATTCCCCCCTCAAAACGACGGAGACCTTGCCCAAATGATTGAAGATGAAATCCAACGCTCGCTGGCCGCGCTAACCCATCTGGCGGTTCATCCGCTGATCTTGCCGGATCCTCAGCAAGAAGGCGTGACCTATCAGAAGATCAGCGATCTGAAAGTGAACACCGGTCTGGTTGACAGCTCGCTGGTGCAGAGCCGTTTTCAGATCGTGCTGTACGTGATCGACGATTACTCCCGGCTGATCGCTCTGGATAAGGCGGTTTTGAATGCCTGGGAAGGGGTTCGGCATGGCCATATCGGCCAATGGCCGGTACAGGCGGTCACGCGCAGCACCCTTTTGCAGAGCGCCACGCCCCTGGCGGATAACCGCGTTCAGTATCGGATGGCGCGCGATTACCTCATCACGCATTCCGAGGTGGCGGTGTGATCGCCATGAACGTTTCCGGCATGGCGGAATTGACTCGCCGGTTGGAAACGATTCGGCGCGAGGTCACCAGCCACATTCTGCCGGAAGCCGGCCACGCCGCGTTGACCCCGGTCCTTGGCACTATGCGGCAGTGTGCCGATCGGGGGGCGCCAAACAGCGAACCCTCGCTGAGCGCCGGCATCGCGATACGCCCGATCGTTACCGGATGGAACGCGGTGACGTTGCGTGTCGGTCCCAGTAAACAGCATTACCACCGAGCCCTGGCGCAGGAGTACGGCACGGCAACGCAAGCCGCCGCCCCGTTTATTCGCCCTGCGCTGGATCACCATAAGCACCAAGTGTTACGCATCCTGGCGGCTAACGTCCGCTATGGCATCGAAAACCGGTAGCGACCGCTACCATCCTTCATCAAAAAGAGAGAGAAAAACTATGGCTGATAAAACTTCGCCAGAATACGCCATGCTGCCTGCCGGCACTATCGTCAAATGGGGCACCGTCGGGGCTGCAACCACGGCCATGAAGGCGCTGACCAACTGTAAAGCGGTGGGTGAAATGGGGCAAACCGGCGGTTTTGTCGATTGCACCACGCTGCTGGATACCGCCAAGCAGTTTATTTCCGACCTGCCGGAAGGCGCGGAGAAATCCATCGGTTTCATCGACGATCCGTCCAACGCCGATTTCGCGGCGCTGCTGAATGCGGCGGACAAGCGCGAAACGGTACAGTTTTACGTCGAGCTGCCGAACGGCCGCACTTCCACCTCCATCCTGTCGCTGTCCGGCTGGAAAATGAATGAGATCACTGCCCCGGCGAGTGAAGTCATTCAGATTACCGTTCAGGGCAAGCAAAACAGCAACACCTGGGGCTCGGTTACCCCGAAGGTGTGACGAACCGACGAGCGCGCTGGCTTAACGCCTGAGGGCGCTCGACGCGATCGCTTCCGCCGCGGGCCATGTGGCCTGCGGCAATTTTCTTCATGCAGAGCACATTATATGAACAAGGAAAAACCGATGACTGAGAAATACGATCTGAAAGCGCTGAAAGCGGCGCTGCTGAAATCCGACGACCACGTGATCGAAACGCAGATCTTTGGCGCCAAAGCCTTTATCCGCCGCCTGAAAGCGGCGGAACTGCAGGAAAACGAAGACGGCATGAAGGCCGCCATCGACAGCGGTGATATGAACAAAGCCGCACAGCTCAACGTGCAGCTGCTGCTGTCTTGCCTGATGACGCCGGACGGCAAACGCATCCCGGCCGGCGCCTTGCCGAGCGTTGAAGATCTGCTGGCGGCGCACGACAACCCGACGCTGGTCGAAGCCATCGGCGCCGTTAAGCGCCATGCGGTCGGCAGCCTGGAGGAAGCGGAAAAAAACTGACTGACTCGCCCTGGCTGATGTTGGTGTTCCAACTGGCCGATCGCTGGGGTGAGTCGGATCCTCGCAAGATCGCCGCGCTGCCGGCGCACATCCTGAATCACTGGCGGGCATACTTCAAACTGCAAGGCATGACGGCC